TTGTGGATGCTCAGACGGCTCAAGCCACTGGCGCTGCTCGTCGGGAAAATGCCACAGCGCAAAAGATAGAAGCGTTCGGTCCAATCGCCGATCTTATAGAGGATTTCTCTACGGATGTCATCGGCGGTATGAGTGGTGGTTGGGATAAAACGGTAAAGTTACCGGGAAAGTTGTTAAATCTGGTTAAAAGTGGATTGTCGGCCGCAGGTACTGCTAGGTCTGTATATGCCGAACGTAGGCGTGTACTGGAAGAATTAGAGCGAAAAGCGGAAATCGAAAGGGAAGAAAAACAGCGGAAACGCAAAAAAGGAAAAGGGCGCTCGAAGGAATTAGTGATAGAAATTAATAAATCTTCAAAGGATTACAGGTAAACCAACATGACGCAGAAGAAAATAATACCTTCACACATTCCCCTAGTTAGAAGCGCCTACTCCAAGCGAAAGCGTGTATATACCGCTGTGAACCCTGACGATAAACGCACTCGGGAATCTTTCACAGAAGAGTGCGATATAAATAACATCCTAGGCCGCTACGCCAGCACAGGCTTGCTTGAACATGTAAACGGTAAAACTCCCACCTACGGTGACGTAGGGCAGCAAGATTTGCATGCCTTGCTGAACCTTGTAAAGAAAACCGACGCATTATTCGAGGCGTTGCCGAACTCCGTGACGGAGAACTTCGGTTCTTACGCCGAGTATCTGGCATTCGCTGAGAAGCCAGAAAACAGAGCAGAGCTCGAGAAAATGGGCATTATTGCCCCGAGCACTGTAGAAACTGAGTTAGAGCCGTCAGCAGCCCCACAGGGCGACTCACAAACCCCCCCGTCGGCGGACGCTGCGGGGGAACAGCCATTAGACCCACTTGATGTCTAATGGCCGGACTGACACCAAAAGAGGTAAAAGCACCAATGGAATTTACACCTGATAGTAGCTGGCACGTCCGAACGTACACCAAATATTTGGATCTCTGGTATAACAGGTACATCGGTATCCAGCGGAAAATCAGAAATCACGGTATCTTTGAGAACGAGGGAATTAATCATGCGTAGGCGTAAGCTAAATAGACGTAAGTCGAAGAAAATGTTCAGCAAAGGCGCTAGCCGTGTAAATAAACGTAATATGGCCCGGCCCATGCGTGGTGGTTATCGTCTGTGACCTGCTATTACCCGTTGACAGGGTACAGGAGCCGAAATAAAGCACCGAGTGGAAAATTCCCGCTAGTTTTTGATAAGCGGAAAAGTAACGGCCAGAAGCAGGAGATAGCCTGCGGTCGTTGCGTTGGGTGCCGGATAGACCGGAGCCGCCAATGGGCGGTGCGGTGTATGCATGAGGCTTCTCTGCATAAAGAAAATTGCTTCATTACCCTGACGTTTAATCCGGATAATCTGCCATCTGACAGAGGTCTGCACGTGGAGTATTTCCAGAAATACATGAAGAGACTTCGTAAGCGGATTGCGAAAGAAAAAAAAAAGTCAGGTTCTATCATTGTGGCGAGTATGGGAGCCAACCCGAGCATTTAGGCGAGGTTATAGGTCGTCCGCATTATCACGCGATCTTGTTCGGGTATGACTATCCCGACAAACAGTTGTTAAAGGTTGAGCGCGGACAAAAATTGTTTACCTCAGAATTACTGGATAAAGACTGGCAGAACCAAGGGTTCAGCACGATAGGTAGCGTTACATTCCAGTCTGCCGCGTATGTAGCGCGGTACATCATGAAAAAGCAAAACGGCGAGGAAGCCGAAAAAAAGTACGCGAGGATAAACTTCTACACTGGCGAACTGGAGGGTGTCAGGCCGGAATATACAACAATGTCCAGAAACCCCGGTATAGCGTCCGGGTGGTTCGAGAAGTATGGAAACGAGCTGTTCCCAGATGACTTCGTTGTTCTGGACAATAAAAAATATAAAGTTCCTAAGTATTACTTGGGTATGTATGAGATCAACGACCCGGAAGGGTACGAGTTAATCAGAAAAAACAGAAAGGAGCAGGCCCGGCAAGATTCAGCGAACAATACGCCCGAAAGGCTAGAACAAAGAGCACAGTATAAAGAGTACCAAGTTGAACAACTAAAAAGGCAATTACAATGATCCAGAAAATATTCACAGTTTACGACCAAAAATTAGAGGCTTATCTACCGATATTTCAGGCTCCGAATGAGCATATAGCAAGGCGAACGTTCCAAGACCTTGTAAATACCGAGGAACATCCCTTTAACAAACACCCTTCGGATTATACCCTTGCAGAAATAGCAGAATTCGCCGACACTACAGGCGAAATCACAGTAACTAGCCCGATGAAGATGCTTTGCACAGGGCATGAAGTGTTAAACAAGGACGTCCATCCACATCAGAGTTCAGATTCGGAGCTGTAAATCATGAAAAATCGCCGCGGCCATAACTTTGCTCAAGTCCCTAACGTAGACATACCGAGGTCGTCGTTTGATCGATCTCATGGTCTGAAGACTACTTTTGACGGAGGGTATCTGATACCGATCTACGTGGATGAAGTGTTACCCGGCGATTCTTTTTCTCTTAACATGACCGCGTTTGCGAGGCTGGCCACGCCTATCAAACCGATCATGGACAATATATATCTGGATACGTTCTTCTTCTTCGTCCCCAACAGGCTTGTTTGGAACCTCTGGGAGAAATTTAATGGCGCCCAGGACGACCCGGGCGATTCGACGGACTACCTGGCCCCCTGGCTAACATCCCCAAACCCGGATGGGTTGGACGCTGGTTCCGTTTACGATTACATGGGACTTCCACCGGGAGTGCCGTTGATGTCTTTCTCTGCACTGCCGTTAAGATCTTATAATTTAATTTGGAATACGTGGTTCAGGGATGAAAATTTACAAGATTCGCTGCCGGTTAATTTAGGTGGAACCGGCGCGACTGGTATGGAACCCCTGACTGATTACAATCTCGTTCGCAGAGGTAAACGGCATGATTACTTCACGAGCTGCCTACCGTGGCCGCAAAAAGGCGACGCCGTGACCATCCCGATCGGCGCCACTGCGCCGGTTACGACGGGCGCTACGCCCGGCACAAATACTCATCACCTCGGTGTGGTTTCTAACACTGACGATTCGCTTTATAAAATGGGATACACGGGGAGCACCTTTGAATATCTTACAAACACTGCGGGAGATAGTGATTATGCACTGTACGCGGATCTGGCAGATGCTACAGCAGTCACTATTAACGATCTGCGACAAGCTTTCCAAATCCAGCGTCTGCTCGAGAGAGACGCCCGAGGCGGCACTCGTTACGTCGAAATACTCAGAAGCCATTTCGGGGTTACTTCCCCAGATCAGCGACTACAACGACCTGAGTATCTTGGTGGTGGCTCTTCTTACATAAATGTGTCTCCAGTTGCACAAACACAGGCGACGGAAGCGGGTAATACCCCGCAAGGCAACCTCAGTGCTATTGGCACGGGTCAAATAAGAAATCATGGTTTCACAAAGAGTTTCGTGGAGCATGGAATATTAATAGGTCTGGTTTCCGCTAGGGCGGAACTCAGTTATCAGCAGGGATATCACAGGCAATGGTTCAGAAAAGGAAGATACGATTACTACTGGCCGGCACTGGCGCATATTGGCGAGCAAGCGGTACAGAACCGCGAACTGTATGTTCAGGGCGCACCCGACGATCTTGGGACTTTTGGTTATCAGGAGCGCTATGCGGAATACCGTTACAAGCCGAGTCTTGTTACGGCGAAGTTCCGTTCGTCGGACCCGCAGTCTCTAGATCTGTGGCACTTAGCGCAAGACTTTCAGACGTTGCCCGTTCTTGGCGATACGTTCATACAGGATAATCCCCCGATAGATCGGGTGGTTGCGGTTCCTTCGGAACCTGACTTTCTACTGGATGCGTGGTTTGATCTAAAATGCGCCCGCCCAATGCCGTTGTACGGTGTCCCCGGCTTAATTGATCACTTCTGATGTCACTAGGTCGAATTCTAAAGAAGGGTGCCGGTGTAGCCGCTAGTGTACTTGGCGGCCCTATTGGCGGCGCTATTGTAGAGGGCATATTCTCTGACAATTCGGCTAAGGATATGATGCGGTTTCAAGAAAGGATGTCGAACACATCTCATCAAAGGGAGGTTAAAGACCTCCGCGCCGCGGGTCTTAATCCAATACTCTCAGCGACGAAAGGAGCAACTACGCCTGCAGGGGCGATGCGGGTTACCCCCCAGTTCTCTAAGGCGGCATCTGCTCAGGCGTTGT